TAAACCTCTTATTAAGGTTTCGACTTGCACTGCATTTAGAGCTATTTCAAAATGCATCTCATCTTTACGGTTACGATAATTACCGCCCCATCTTAGACCATATTTACGGCATAAACGATTAATTACCCTTACTTGATCATCATTAAAAGTACCTACAGCTGCTAGCGGATGCTGAGTAGCATTAAGATCTATAGCTGTACCGCTACTGTGATTAGAGACTACGGTATTAGATCCTCTAACCTTGCGATAGCAGTAGCCCCAGTCATCCAGGGTTTTACCCTCGTCTATAGGCTCGACTAGCTTATGAAATTCTGCAGCAAAGCCAATTAATAAAGGCGCTACAGGTTTGGCTACACGCAACTTTAGATCTGTGCCTGGGACTCGCTTACGTACTATATCTATAGCCTCTGGATCAGCTGAGGCAGGCCATCCGTTAGCGCTTGTCTCCATAATCTAAAAAGATGCTGCTAAGAGCTTCGCTTCTTGATCGGTAATACCTAAACGCTTTAATAATTCATCGCGCTTGGCTTTCGCTTCTGCCAATGCTAAAGCCTTGGCTTCGGCTTCTGCTTGTGCATCTGCCGCATCTTTTTCTCTTTGTGCTAAAAATGCTTCAAGCTCAGCACCTTCAAGAATTACATCAACGCCATCTATATTAGATTTGATAGCCATAGACTGTTACCTTTCCAGTAATTGTTCCGCTTGTTTTTGGGAATAAAGTAAAGCCAGTAAAAGAAGAATTGGAATTATGATTACCGCCAATATAATTAGCTGATGAATCTGCTTCATAACTTACTGATAAACCTGTAAAACCAGTTTGTCTTGTAGATAAAAATGGATAATAAACATCAACGCTAATATATGAAGGCTCGCCAGTTCCATTGTAAGCCCAAGTATTAGAGGTTGCATTGTTAGCTGATGCTCTTGTTGGGCCTGCTGTTCCTGTTACATATACATAACCATAATCATAAATTGCACTTGTATTATCAGCGCCAGAAACGCGCCATCTTTGTGCTATATCTTGTGCAGCAGAAGCCGAAGCCTCAACGATAATTCTATAATGGTCGTAAGTTGCCGAAAAGCAGTCATTAACGCTGACACTCGCAGCAGCAGAAAATGATGATGATGTAATTTTTGTCAAAGCGCCACTAGAAGCAGCAGCCCACTTAACTTTGTATGGACTTACTGTTGTATCGGCAGTTAAAATTTGACCTGTTGTTCCAATTGGTAAATTATCAAATGTGCCTGATCCAGTTCCAATAATAATATCTCCAGCGGCAGTTATTTCAGTTGCCATTGAATTTGTAATTGTTATTGCTCCAGAGGTGCCACCACCGCTAATTCCTGTGCCAGCAGTTACGGCAGTTATATCTCCAGGATTTGATCCAAACCATAAGGCCGCGCTTGCTGAAATAAAATATAAAGTACCGCTCTCGTATTGATTTACTACTAGAGATCCACTTGTATTAACCGTAGCTGTACCAGCTGTAACAGTGGCTGTACCTGCTCCTCTATTTTGGATTACTAAAGTATCTCCTGCATCAAATAATCCAGTATTGACAGTACAGGTAACAGATCCAGAGGTATTAAATTCTATGCGTGTGCCTTTATCCGCTGCCACTAATACATAACTAGCAGTCTTAGCGCTAACCGTCTGGTTATAATCGTTAGCCTGTAGCGAATTGACCTGTGCTGCGGTCAGTACCTGCCCAGTGGTAAAGGTCTGTTTAGACATATATCTCCTTAATAAGCGAGCGAGTCCTCATTTAGTAGGCCATCTACTAGAGAGTCTAGCACGAAGCCACTCGCAAACGGTTGCGCGGTGGTAAAAGTAGTAAAAAATGAACTAGGCGTAATGTCATAGGCAACCCCTGTTATAACTGTATCACTTTCGACATTACCTCCCTGTAAAGACTGTATAACCGTAATAGGATCAAAGACGTCTAGCTCTAAAGCTGCAGTAACACGATCGGTATTAGTGCCGTCTGAGGCATCGATTACCAGATTTTCCATACGTAAATCTGCACCTATCTCCTGGCGACTAGCTACGATCATAAGCGCCTGATTTAAGGCATCTGTATCAGTTTCTGCTATTGAACTACGGTTACGACTATGCTTAAAAAAAGTATCAATACTATCGACACCATTGGCGGTCTGAGGAGTACCTCCAGTACGTGTTACAGTGCAACTATTTATAAGTCCAAAATCTGATAAATCAAAAGATACTCGCTGATAATTTATACTGTTAGGCGCCCCAGTATCACTAAAAACAGTCGGCGTACCGCCAGAGGCTAAGATAATGTCATTACGAGATTTAAAAGTAGCGTAGCCTTGCTGATTAATATAAAAAGCACCTAAGTCTGTAGCCTCGACTGTCTGACAGGCACCTAAAGCCGTCCTAGTACTACCTGTATCGGCCTGTACCGTAGTGGTACTAGTCGTAGATATAGAGCGCATACCACCAGGCCACTCAGCCGCGTCTAAAAGACTACTTATACGTTGAGCCGTAGTCTGACCAGCTGTACCACCTGCGACCGTAGTTATCGATGCTAAGTTAAGTAATTGAAATCCATCGACGCAGTTTAGATCTACGTAGGCAGGATCAAAACCTGTAGGGCTAGTGTATTTCCAGGACTGAATATACATAGACCCTAAGGCGTATTCTTGACCTGCGAACGTTCCAGTAAAACGTATTTTACGCATTGGTAAAATTTTGCCGTACAAAACGCTTGAGGTATTAGCAGGGTTAAATAATCCTGTCTGATCAATTAATCTAACTGCAGCATTACCTGCGGTAAAACTATCCGAGGTACGGTTATAGGCTCTCCGTATTGCTGCTCTTAATAAATACTGACTAACATCTACTATGTCAGATGCGCTAGTACCTAATACTGACTGGTCTAGCGGTGTCGACGGATCATCTAAGACTAGGCTAGGGTCAAAGTTAGCACCGTTACTAAAATCGATAGTGCAGGTAAATACCGCGCCAGTAGTCATTATTGCTCGATGATAAGGCTATTACCTGTCCGCTGTGTTGCATAAACGGCATCGGTAACAGCTGCTACTAAATCATTTTGTGAGATTAGGCTGCCATTGATATTAACATTGACGACTGTACCGCCTGTATCACCTGTTCCCATAAAAGAGGTATTAGCGGTTAAGCCTAGTTCCTCAGGTGGCGTTATAGCTTTATAAGCCCCCCTAGCTGCATTGTAAATTCTTTCGCGCTCCTGTATTTGAGCGATAATTGGATTTAGGTCTACGTCTGGTCTGAAAGGATTAACTAGGACACCTTGACCGCCTGATCGCATATAACTATCGATTAGTTGCTTCTCACTGATACTAAGACCCTCGACTATATTTTTAGTAAATATAGGATCACTATAAATAGGCGCTAGAGCTGAGGTTACCTGCGCCTGGTATCTATCCATCGCAGCCTGGATTTTTGCTAAATCTGCAGTTATCTGCGAGCTATTAGTATCGATTTTAAGCATATACTCTTTTTTAGTTAGATTTGTTGCAGCTGTAGCTATTTCCTCAATTTCTTTTATAACCTTTGTTTTGGCTATGCTGCGAGTCTCACTTATAACCTTTTCGTTATTAAGTAGTAAATCGTAATAGCCTTTTTGTGTATTTTCTAAAGTTTTAATAGCATTTACTTCTGTCTCATATTCTGATTTCTTTAGATTAAAAAGCTCTATAGCCCTAGACTTGTCTTTAGCGCTTATATCTCTGCGTAGGGCGGCGGTAAGATTTATTAAATCCTGATCAAAACGGAACCTAGTTTTATTTTCTAGTGCCTCGCGCTTTTTTGTACGAGCCTCTGCCTCTTGCGCTTTTTTATTTTGTGCTGCTATTTCTTTAGCTAGTGCCGCCTCAGCCTCTTTTAATTTTTGTGTTTTACCTGCTACCTCTAATTGTTTTACATACGTCTGTAGTTGCTTAATACGTGCAGCGGTCTCTCTATCTGCAGCTCGACCAGCGTCGCCATATTCAATACCTAATAGGCGATCTAGTAAATCTAAAGTAAATAATACGGCTCTATTTTTTGATAGATTCTCTAGGTTACGCTGTAGTTTATCTATAGCTGTTACTGCCTTGCCTAAGGCCTGGCCTAACTTCTCACCTAGCGCTATCATTTTTTCTTGCAATTCCTCGACGCTCATACCTGATTTTTCTAGGCCTTCGACAAAACCTTTACCTAGAGCTATCTGCGCTTCCTCAAAACCTACCTTTAATTTATCTATCTTTGTGCCAAAAGTATCGGCCTGACGTGTACCGAATTGAGTATTTAATTCTTTTAAGATCTCCTGAAAATTCTTACCCTCTAAAGCCGATTTTTCAAAACCGATTCTTAATTTAACTAAAGCATTAAAATCTCCTACAAAGGCGCGAGATAAAGCGTTGGTAACCTGTTCAAGCTCTAATCCTTTACGGTTACTTATCTCTGTAGCTAGGCTTAATAATTTTTGTGCATTAGTTAATTCGCCTGTCGTCTGGACTAATTTTTGTAGAGCAGGTACTAATTTATCTTGTGACTGACCTGTCGCTAAAGCAAGGCTCCGAGTAAAGTCAGTTGCTAAAGACGTAGCAAAGGCTAAACCTAAATTACCTAGTTCCGATTCCAGACGCTTAGTAGATTTCTCTAGCTCTGCGAATTGTTGCGTAGATTTTTTCACGAAAGCTACTAAGGCAGTAGCACTTAAAGCGATGCCTAAAGTCTTGCCGAATTTCTGCAGACTCTTTATAGACTTTTTTGTATTCTTATCGAGATCCTTAAAGCCTTTATCTTTTAGGCGCGTAATGAAATCGACCGCTACCTCTTTACGACCCATCACCATTAACGGACACCTCGTATAAATTTATATAGACGCTGGTCTATTATTTTAGCAATATCGGCGCGTACCTTTTCGCCTAAGATAGCCTCAGCCTTATAAATTAATCTTTTTGGAGCGCCTGCAACCTTTGGAAAGAAAACCCTAAAATCATCCTGAGCCTTATAGTTACGAGATACGCTTTTTGTCTTAGCCTGTGAGGATGCTTTACCAGCGCCTGCTAGTTCATAGATAGCGCCTCCAGGTGTGCTATTAACTAACGCTAACGCTGCTACTGCTACTTTATTATAACCAAAAGGGACTTTATTAATCGTGGTACGTCTTATCTTTATACCTCTAGCTACTAAGGCTGGTTGCCACGTCCAGCGCAAAGGATCCCTAGATCTATGTACTGTGTCATTTACCCAAGCTGGAGATGTATAGTCTGGCGGCTGTTGAGCAAAAACGTCTCTATCTTGATATTGAATACTACCAGGGACAAAAGTCTTAGCTAATTTCTGCATAGGCTTTACAGCTTCATTAAGCCCTTTATTAAAGTCTTTTCGTAATTGCGGATTTATGGCTTTAAGCTCTTTTATTAATTTATCAAAATCAGCGATTAAAATAGATTCGCTAGCTCTTGCCATTACCGCCTCCTTCTTGATATAGACGGCGTATTACGCGTCTGAGCCTGCTCCTGCAGTATAAATTTTATAGCTGCATATATGGCAGGGTCGCATTTTAGTAGCTCATTAGGTGAGATACTGGTAGCTACCGACACAGCTGCGACCTCCCATATATCGCCGCGTCGGTCTATCCATTTTTTGAGTCAAAGATAAAATCTATGTCTTTATATTGATTTAGAAAATCATCGTCCAGGGGAGCGGTGGTCTCTCCTTTGGATGTCATAAGGTAATGAGCGAACCACCATAAATCGCTTTCCCTAAACTCATCAATTAGTCGCTTACGCCATCCAACCTTAAAATGACTTTCAAAAGCCACTTTAGCCGCTGGCGTAAGCTCGTAATTTACCTCTTTACCGTCTTTTTTAGTTACTTTAATTAATTGCGTAGCCATTTATGTCCCCTATTCTGGTTAATTAAGATGTAGCTTTAGTTAGAGCAGTTACTGGAAGCGTGATCGATGCAGTCATAGGTGCATCGATACTTCCATTAATGGGCTGCCATTGTGCAACCAACACAGACATACTGTAGCGAGGGTTAGTCGCTGTAACAGTGCCTGAGACTGGGATTAATTGCAGTGCTAGTTTTGTACCTAGTGCATCCTCAAAAATTGAGTTAACGCTAGATGCAGCGAAATCGTTGAACACTTCGAGTGTAACGCTAGGACGCTCGATCCCACCTATCAGATTCTGCGTACTATCGGTCATCGCTGTAATTTCTACAGCGTCGACTTCTCGCGACAGGCTGACCGCGCTAACGAAGGTCGTAATAGTTGTAGTGCCTGCGACTACAGCTACTTTATTACCCATAAAGATCGCCATTTATTTCTCCTTTTATTTAGCCGATCAATTCGACATTATACCGATACGCAAGGTAATCGATACTAGCCACCTGTACAGATCCAGCGGTAGCGGATGTTACTCGCAGGGTTTGAACAGCGCCGCTAAGTGTTGCATCTGCCTCGATCGCGGCTTTTACCGAGGTAGAACCTGTTGACGCTAGATAACCGTCTAGCTTTGTCTGTCCAGCTGACTCGCTCATACGTCCTACAATTAAAAGTATTGTACAGGTAGCATTATCAAAACCACGATTAAAGGTGGCATCAAAATTTAGATCTAGCTGTCCTACTACTGCACCTGGGACGTTAACAGAGTCTGGAATATAATCGTAAGTCTTTAAGCCTGTAATAGTTGCTAGTCGCGTTTTTAGATTAGCGCGTACTGTCGATGGAACCATTAAGCGACTACCTCTTTTTTATAAGCTCTTACCATCGCAGTAACGTCGCGACCCAGTGGACTCATACGTACAGCTCCTAAATCGCCTAGACCTAAGATGCCGCCTGGAGAGTCTTTACGCTTATATAGATCAGCTGTAAGTATCTGGCAGGCTGTCTCAATATCATCTGGAACGCTAGGCCATCCCCATCTAGCAGTAACCTCGACACCTGGACGTAGACCGTTACTAAACAGACCAGGGAATATAGGCCAGACATAAGAGGTGTTAACCATTGTCAGCTGAGTGAAAGGTCTACCTAAAGATGAGGCCGTAAGTGGATCTAGTAAGAAATCTGTATTAAGTGTAAGCGTAGTCTCAAAGACGCCATCTCCATCATCGTCTATCTTTACTACAAGACTGCTACTGGTTCCAATATCATCAACATAAGTAAATAGCTCACTGTAAGCGCGATATTGACGAGCTGACGCATTGGCATCTAGATAAAATCGTCTGTTAGCGATGCGATCAATACTACGAGAGGCAGATTCTATAAGTCCCTCTAATAATGTATCGTCTGAATTATCCGCAATACTTAAAAAAGTTTTCATCGCGGTAAGTGTTGTGTAACCGTTAGTTATAGCCATCCAGGAGCCTCATCGTCAATAGGGACAGGTATTTTCGAGAATAGGTCATTACTAAAGTGTTTTCTAATATCACTCATAGCACGCCCCTTAGATCCTGGATGGTTATAACCACTGGGAGGCCGTAGCCCCCCAGATGGTTTTATTAGCACTAGAAGCTAGGTGCAGCTAATCCAGTTCCGTTAATTTGTGCGAACGCTTTTGGATAACGTAGAGAGGTGTATGCGAACATACCGTACATAACGATATTTAGCGCGACCTTTCCATTTGGTTCCTCGAACGTAACGTATGTCGGACTACCAGTCTCCTCGAATAGGTGAGACTCGTTAAGGTCGACGACGTGGATACTGTCTTGGTTTGTACTTGCTCCAAGATTAGTAGCAAGGTTAGCGTCTGTGATGATAGGCAAACCGAGAATCGAATAACCTGAGTTATTACCGTAGTTAGGGTATCCCTCGCCTGATCCGATGGCATTTACAGGATTATACGCAGTCGGTACGACTAGCGGACGATTCTGACCATCAAGTCCAGATAGGAACCATCCTAGACGACGTGGATGCATAACGATCGCGTTAGGCGATGCATAGATATTTGACTGAATTGACTGAATCGCATCTGCGATCTTTGGATACAGGCCTGCGACCGTACCAGTAGTAGCGGTGTATGTAACTAGGATTCCTGTAGTCATATTTTGGATGCCTAGAGGTTGTCCATTAGCTCCAGTACCATTTAATAGCAAGTTATCTAGCTCTGTGTTATATGCACGCATCAAGTCGCTAAGAATAATCGACTCTAGGTTATATCCACGTAGTAGCGCTTGCTTAGATACGCTGTTTTGTCCAGCAACAGTATTTACGTTAATTGTAAGTGTGCTGTCTTGTGGATCTGTAGTTACTGCCGCTGTGTTTTGTGAAGTCTGTGCGGCAACAGAAGTACCAGTTCCGATCAAGCTCAACACCACCGACATACCCTGCGGTGGCAAAGTGTGACGACGTGATGCATCTGCGAACGGACGACCAGCACGTAGCTTAGGTGCATATAGATCTACTAGATATTGCGGAACTACTAGACCGCCAAAATTGGAGGTTCCAGCTGCGCGATACTCTACGTTCATTTCTTGCTGATGGCGACGGATACGATCCGCTGCATCTACGTCAGTATTAAAATGAGCTTTGACAGCATCACTTAGGAAGCTGTACTCGCTGCGCTCTGAATATGTAACAGGTTCGCTAACTACCTTAATAGCTTCGCGCTTTTCAGTAGCTGGCTTTGTGCTATCTACCTTAGCGGCTAGATCTGCAGCCTTAGCGTTACGTAGTTCCATATCTGAAATCTGCTCGATTCTTTCGTCGAGCTTTTTTACTTCGAGGTTTAGAGCTTCGATATTAGCTAGCTCTACCTCTGTTACGTCGCGAGTTTCCTCAGCGGCGCGGTCTACGATCGTCTGGATCATAGAGGTCTTAGTCTCGCGCTTTTCGCGTAGACCATCTAAAAAGTTATTTCCCACGTTTTACTCTCCTAGAATAAAAGTTAATTATTTGTCGTAGAGGTGTCGATCTATAACGTGGCGAGGTGTCGCACTATGCGAGGTGTCGCACCTGTTAAATCGAGGTGTCTTACTATGCCAATATCTTACTATATTTTACGTAATAGTTTTAGTATTGCTAAGGCTCTATCTGTCCTCTTTTCGTTTTTCCTAGCGATGTTATCTGCCCACGATTTACCAGGATCTCCACCCCATAAAGCCCAGGCGATGCGACCGTTACTAGGGTAGCCATCCTCTCCTGGACTAAAACCTTTACCTTTTTTATCTACTTCGTGACGAGCAAAAAAGGATCGCATCCGTAATACAGTCTCTAAAGGTAAAGATTTACCACCTGCAATATCTCGCGCTCTGGCTATTCCTACAGCTGTACCACCGCGCCCATATTCTTTACGCCAGTCTAAGCCTCGCTGCGCCTCAGCTCTCATAGCCTCAGTAGGTTTATAGCTTTCCTGGCGCTGCGCTATTGGTTCCCAAGCATTACAGTAATAATTAGCCGCTATTTCATCATCCCATTTAATGCAGTAACCCTCTACATTAAATCCGCAGTTACCGCAGTTACGACTCTCTGGAACGTCTGGACTATTGGCAGGTCGGTAATTATCTGGTAAAGCTCTTTCGCCATACTCAGCTATATTTACTGCCGTTAATTGATCTTGCGCTTGCGCCTCTGTCCTATGACAGCCGATAAGCTCATTATTAGAGTCTTTTACGACTGCGTAGCCATCACATTCTGGATGATTATTTACGATGCTGTATGGCATCTAAAATCGCCTTAGCTGCATCGAGTCGAGGTGTGCCTAGTGGCTCCTGTGAGCGCACGCCGTTAACAGTGGCTAGATCTCCATAAGCTCCAAAAGTAACTAACGATACCTCTGCTAGATGAGCCTTTAATCTTTCGATAACGCCATCTGTACGCTTACGGTTTTTAATTGGCATAAAACCTATAGAGAGCTGGTCTAGCGCGCCATCCTTAACTAGCTCTAACGCATCGTCTCCCTCGCGTGTTCGACTTACCTTAAATTCTGCGTAAAGACCCTGATCTGTCTCACGTAGTAGCGTGGCTCGTCCTATTGGATTTTTAGAATCGTGGTTTCTTAATAGCTTAACGCGATGTGCCGCTTTAATGACGTCAGCGAAAGCGCCTCGTCTAAAGACCTCAGTAGTATCACCGCTTACGCGTTGCTCTTTGTCGTATGGGACAGCTATACCATAAATAGTACGGCCTCCATTTTCATCCTCGCGGATTTCTAGGTCTAGTGCATAGCTGCGGATTTCATTAGTACTCATACGTCTAATTTATCCTCCTCGTCATATTCTGGAACCTCGATAGTGTCGATAGGTTCCTCGTCTATTCCCTGTATAGGATCTCTATTTTCCATATCTCTCACCTCATCTACAGTTAAGAAGCCATTAGTAAGACCTACTGCGTGAGCTTGATAACGCGAAAGCGTATCTGTACGTAATAGCGTGTCGTAATTAAATTTAGCTGTCTGACCTCGTACTAATAAATCTGATAACGCCTGCTCTATTCTTTCTGCGATAGGCTGTATCGACCAGCGTACTAACTGTAAATTTTCTTGCTCGACGTTAGCATAAGTACGAGAGCTATTAGGCGCTCCTAAATAATATGCAGGCAGTCCTAAGATATTAGCAGCCTCTGTTAATCCCTGGATCTGCGCCTCTATGAGCTGCGATTCTTGAGCGTTAGATGACAGTATCTCAAAGTCTGTAGTCGAATTTAATACGGCAGGCTGACGATTACGACCGCTATACATAGATAGCCACGCTGTTTTAAGAGCGTCTGCCTCCTCCTGTGTTAGATCTGGATTACCAGATTTAATTACAGCTGTAGGATTTACGCCACCATCAAAGTAACGCGATGCATACTCATTAATGGCTATCTCTTTACCTATTGCCTGTTTTTGTGTCTCTACAATTCCACGTCCAAAAAATTCTCCAGGCAGTGCAAAGTTTTTAATATGTAAGATGTCATCTGCCTCGTAGACTTGCTCATCAATTCTATAAACTATTCGTCCGTCTACGCGAGTAAGATTTACGCGATCGATAGCAACAGGATAAAAGAAATCAGGTAAGCCATTAGTGCCGCGTTCACCGAGTACCGCTATGTAATTACCATCTAAAATTAATGATGCAGCCATAGCGCTAATAGTTTCGATGCGTGTCTCTTGCGGATTAGGTCTTATTAAAATTTGTGGTGTTGGTTTTACGATACGTCCATTACGATAACTATGTAGACCTAGTGCGCCTATAGCATCTGCAATTAATGTAACACCGCGGTAAATTGCTGGTACGCCTAGCGCTGTATTAGTATCGACATAAGTCCCAGACCAATTAGCTTGGAAAGCTCTGCCGACTCTACCTAGCGAGTCTACGTAGCCAGATGATGTATAGACTACAGACGGCTGTATCTGCCGTTTAAGTAGTCGTCCTAGCATTATTTAATCCTTCTCTCCATCGCGATACCAAAAAGCATTAGAAAAGACCCTCCTAATACTATCGCAGATGGAGGATAAATTAAGTATGCAGCTGCGGTAATGGCGATAGATCCTAAAAGCTGTAGCGTTACTGGTAAGTATTTCATTAGTAGATCTTGCTCCTTTGTACTGGCATCTCGATAGGTTCATTTACTACGCCGTATCGAGCCAGTGTCGCAGCGACCAGCGGCGTAATGTTATTCGTGCTATTTCTTGACCAAGCCCAGGAGTCACCTAGAGCTCTTTTACTAGATCCTACGATAGCCTGTCTTAGATTAGGGTCGTCGAGATGGCATATCGTTTTAGCTTGAACAGCATCGTAAAAGGATCCGCAGGCTCTGGCGTAATCTCTAAGGCCTACGCTAATAATGGCTACCCCTGCGTTTTCTAGCTCTCCTATCATCGATGAGGCTGGAGAGCCATTATCTATAACTACTGGAGCGTTCCATTTTTTAGCGATTTCTATAAGACGTGGTAATACCCAGTTAGCGCCGTCTTTCGCCTCTATTATTTCTATAGGTGTTTTCTCTTTAACTAAACCAGATGCAGCTATGGAGGACTTATCTCGCTCCCTGGATATGTCTACACCTAAGACGATTTTATTACCTATGGTTATGTCGGTACGAGCTAGACTGTCCCATAGATCTACGTCTATTACTGCTACCGCCTCTCTAGCAGGCCAGACATTTAGCCACTCTTTAGTAAATATTTCTGGGCTATTGGTATTAGCAGCCTCTCTAACAGCTTCAATTAATACGCCATTAGATTCACCTAAAGATGGTATCGACTGCGCCCATACTGACTCGTCCATATAGTCGAATTTCTCCTCACGTGGACACCACTCAAACCAGGCTAGGCGTGTTGCTTTGTCGTTAATGTTGGCGTGAGCTACCTCGCGGTAATGCTGTAATAACTCGCTCTTACCAGGTATGCCAGCATTTGACAGGATCCATAATTGCCCATCTTTACGAGTCGCTAGCGTAGGTTGCAGAGAAGCTATGAGGCTAAGAGGATGCATAAGAGCTTCATCGATTACCATTAGATTAAGACTCATACCTCGCGCACCTTTATCGTTAGGCGTGACTATGCCATATGTAGATCCGCTTTTCATATAAAGGCGCTCACTGCCGTTTATATAACTAATACGATGTATGTGTTTAGCAATAGCAGGGCAGCGTTCAAAGCTATTTATATGCTCCTGCCATTTGAGCTTAGCCATATTACGATCCTGAGCTGTATAGGCGACGTGATGGCGCGGCTTTAATAGTTCATATGCGATACGCGTCTCTACTAGCTTAGACTTTCCAGACTGACGACCGACAGCTACGCCGACAGTCCTATACCAGTAATGACCGTCTACCTTTTCTAAAGCTGTGTCCGCTACTTGCTTTTGCCATTGGTAAAGACTAAAGCCCATTAGATTAGCGACCTTCTCTAATTTGTCGCCGTCTGTAGGTAAGGCTAGATCTCTTTCAGTAGCCCATCTAGGAGGACATACAGTTGCTAAGTCCATAGCTCATCTATTGAGTCAGTAGGAGCTATCTTAAACCAGATCTCTCTTAGTTCCTTAGATATGGCTGGTATTGTATTTATGGCTTGATTAGTTTCCTCGATTTTGTCCCAGGCAGCGGTAAGACCTAGTAGCATCGTTCGCGTGACTGCATCGATGTCAGTGCGACCCTTTAGCATCCGCTTCATAGCTCTCACGTGTCTACCTGATCTACGTCGCCTACCACTTACGGCTACGTCTAACGGCCTGTCTGATTTTGTTACCATAAATCGCCCCCCTCGAATAATTACATTTACTACAGGCTGGTCGCAGCTGTCCACGCCAGAGCCTCATATCTGCAACCGTATCTACAGGCGGATCGTGGTCTGCAGTCGTAGCAGGTCTGAGATGACACCAGTAGCAGGTCGGATTACTAGCCAAAATAATCTTTCGAGCTTTTTTATATTCTCGTCCATATTTCAGATGATGCGGATGTTTCATAACTTTTTGTTATTTATTTCTATGTTTTCCACAGGTCGCGTTATCCACAGGGGGGAGAGAGAAGCGAACAC